TATTGGTTATCGGGTAGATTGTAATTAGGACTAAAAGCCCTACCATTCTTATCGAGGCAGGACCAAGATAGCATGTCGGAATTTACTTGGCGTATACTAGCCATAGGTATACTAGAAATATAGACATTAATAGCATATCTATTTGGATTTACTACCCAATTCCTACGTAGGGTACTATTAGTCATAGGTCCATCTTCGCCACTAATATTGGTGGTAATATAAAAAAAAAGATCTGTGTCTATAGGATTAAAATGTATTTCCCAGTATTCTTTTTCTTCGGGAGTAGTAATCTTAAGATTAATTATATTTCTAGATTCGTTTTGAGTAAGTACACAAGTTCCAGAAGTACCCTCGGCTAATGCCGTAATCCGAATCTGATTGTTACTCTTGTCTTCTTTTAAAAGATAGTCAGAGTTATCGATGCTAGCAGTATATCCAACAACACCAATAACTTCAGACATTTTACCATTTATATATTTAATTTTCTGGGATTGGATAGTCCATCTCTTAGAGTCACCCCCACCGAGGGTAATAGGTATATCTTGGGTGGATCTCTCCACTGCTCTAAAAAGTTTATTATTTTCCATATTCTTTTAAGTTTGGTTTATAGAAAGAACTTTGATATCGCCAATACCAAAGGGATAATCCGAAGTCTATGATATTATATAATTTGGAAAGGATTAGTATATGAAAAATTGGTATATGGCAGGTACCATTAAGGTACAAGTATTAAAGGATGAAGGCAATAAGAGGATTCTTAAATGCAGAGAGGGTAATCGTATTTGGTATCAGATTTGGATTACCCAAATGGATATGAATTGTATTGAAAGATACTTTGATGGTTGTAGTGAAGTTAAGAGATGGTGGATAAGGGATCTTCAGATTTGGTATGTTTTCTTTTATGAGAAGAAAGGTGGTAAGACTCGGGGAGTCCTTGGTAGGGATAGGACTAAGGATTTATTGAGGAGTATTCTGTAGTAGGGTTGCCAGGGATATTTGGTCTCTGGCTTCTTTGTGTGTTTTGTGGGCATGTGTGGTGTGGGATATCTTGGCATGCCCTTAATACGAGGAGCGATTTTGTGTGGTAGTAAAATGTGGCTGGGAAGTTCTGGCAGAGTCTTATCACGAGGAAGGTAAAAGTTGTGGTACTAAATGGGGAGTACGGTTCCCTTAAATTTAACATTTGAAAATAAAAAGTAAGGGACAAACATTTTTATTTGTCCCTTTGCTTTCTTTCAATCTTTAAATGTTTCGTTATCGTCTTTCAAAATTTCTTTTAAATCTTTATAGCATTGAATTGTTAAATAAGTTACACCAACAAATAAAAATATATTTAATAACATAGAATTTAATTTTTAAGTGAGTAGGGAAATATTTCCCTACTCTGATTTGTTTTTACTTCAAGGAGTTTTTCACTATTTCAAGCCCTTTTATTAGAATTGCTTTCTTTTCTTCTTTTGTATTCTCTGATGCAATAGAATTAAATGAAAAATCATTTATAACATAGACTTGTTTATAAAAATCTATAAAGCCCTCAATTAGTTTTTTATCTGAATTTGTTGCAATAGTTGAAAGAAAATTAAAAGTAACATTTCTGAACTTTTTTCTTAAAGATTTGATTTGCTTTTCGTTTGCACCTGCAAAAAGTTCTTTTTTATAAATTTCTGTTTTTGTCCCTAAAGCCGTTTTAAAAAGTCCTTGATTTTTTTCTTTAACTGATTTTAAAACGTCTAAAGCAATCAAACTATTTGCTTTTGCGTTTGCACTTGCTTTCTCTACATTCACGTTATTAATTTGCTTTTTCATAATTAAATTGCTTGAAAGTTTTATTATTTATTATTTTTATTACCTTTTCAAATAGACTTTCAAGACTTTTTAAACTATTCTAATAAGGTAGCATTTATTTCGTTTCTGTATTGCAAATATAAGAACTATTTTTTAATCTACAAAATTTTTAGAAAATTATTTTCTTAAAAAGTTTTAATTAAAAATTCATTCAAATATCGCTTTATCTTTTCGACATTGCAAAGATACGGACTTTATTTTAATCTACAAACATTTTCAAGAAAAATTTTCAAGAAAATGAATATTTTTATTTTCAAAATTATTTTCGTGAAAAATTCATAAAATGAAAAATATTGTGCACTTAATATTTGCACTTAATTTTGGGGGTTCACAAGGGTAATCTTCGTACGCCTTGTAGTGGGCATATATGATATGTATATGGATATTCCTATATGGCCTATGCCTGTCCTCTAGGAAGTGTATTATATATCTGTATATTGATAGGGCCATTAATGGACTAAGGTGATAAAGAATTAAGGCCCATTAGCTATATCCCTATTATTGCCCTCTATAAACCTATTGGGTCCTAATTCAATAAGGCTATATAGGGACTATGGTAAGCCTATAGAGATTAGGATAGCCTATAAGGGCTTACTAAGTTAGCGTAAGTAAAAACCCAGAACCTTAGTTAGGCCTGGGTTAATTGGTTAGTATTCGCAATATTCTCGTTCAAGGTATATATTGAGATCCTTGAAAAGTTTTATACCAGGTATATGACCATCATTTCTGTCCCAAATCTCGAATTCGATAAATTGGGTCTCATAGCCTTCTATATCTGAAATAGAGAGAAGATAGTTCTGGCTTGGGTCAAATTCTTCAAGGAAAACCTCGATAGTAGCCTTAATCCTTGAGGCCATGAATGGAGATTGCCATTTACCTTCCCTACCTATAACCTATATTATATAATACCTAATGGTTCTTGGTAATCAAGGTACCTCTAAATCACAAAATTGTCCTAGAATACAAAAGTTAATGCTAATATAAATACTAAGCAAATAAAGTACAGAGTTACTAGGAATATTACCTAAATATGCCCCTTGAAGGCCTTAAATCCTATAAACCCTTTAGCCCTAAAACCTAACAAATAATTTGCCTTGATTACCAAATCTTATTACCTAACCCCAACCAATACTTATTATATAATACATAATATAATAACTTGGTGAAGGTAATCAAGGTAAATTGTGATGGCCATTAATCGACGATGTACTAAAGCTATACTACCTACATACATAGAAGCTACATAATATACCTGTATTATATAATCCCCTACCTTCGAATTACCTTGAATGCAATCTATAATATAATACATATAAAGGGTACTCATGGCAATCGGATTTAGAGGCCATTAGGGGACGAAAAATTGTCATCACATAGGCCTTTTTGAGTTTGCCTTTAAAGTGTGTAGTAGAGCTATATGGTATAGTGGCTATATAGTGAGTTGAGTGGCTTTGTATAGTAGAGGGGTTATCACTTGCCTTGTTTGCCTAAATCCCCAAAACCCCCGGCGAGGTACCTTGATATATGTATTAGGTATTATTATATTAATAGATGGTATATTAGTTATAGAGGGGATAGGTAGATATTGTACCTTAGTTAGCGTTAGTATGATTTTGTTTTATTTTTGTGTTGGGTAGTGTGGGAGGTACCCGGTATTTATTCCAGGTACCTTGTGGGTATTTATTCGATTAGGTATACCTGTATGAAGGCATATACTAAAAGGATTACGATTAAATTCATTCTGTAGATGAATTTCTTTGTTAGGTAGGCTTCTTCATTTAGGATTAGAAGCCAGATCGTTACGATGAGTAGAATTAGTGATTTCATAATTTTTAGTATTATTATATGTACCTTAGTATAATCCTATATGTGTAGGATACCAGGATTAGTGATGAGGTGTATAGGGTTAGGATTATTAGCTGTGAGATGATATACCTTATTTTGTTTGTTGGGTGGGTATGCTTGTGGGCTTGGTATATTTTCTCATTGCGTATGAGGGTTAGGATAGTTCCTACTGATAGGATTATTCGGATTATGTGATAGATGATGTTCATTTCTTTTTGTTTCTTAGTTTCTGTTGGGTACGGAGTAGCTTATTATACTGGGCTTGGGGATCACTTAGGTATAGAGTGTAATCATTTTTTGTTACTGCCCGGATTAGGGAAGTGTTCTGTCCAGGTATCTTTGGTGGGGTATGTATATTAGGTCTTTCTTTTTCATGGTAGTGATATTATATCGATTATGGTTATATCTCTTAGTGGGATTTGTAATATTTCTCTTATCTGTAATCTGATGTGTTCGGAGTGGAGGTGATTGTTGTTTATCTCTTGGTTGGGGTACCTTAGGTATGGGTTAAGTTCCTCAGTTCTGTATGGAATTACCATTTCCTCGGTGAAACCCTCTGTGTATTCTTTAGTGTGACCTGGTACCTCGAAAGATACCAGGAATTTCCCTTTTGTTAGCATGGCTTTATCTCATTAGTTAGGATTCGGATATCGGTATATTGATTCATGTATTCTCTTTCTGAGGATATGTCTAAGCATTTACATGCTATGTAGTGACCGTACATTGATATACCTGATTTATAGCCTTGGTCATCATTCATGAAGTGGGCTAAGCCTTTCCTATTGATTTCGATTACTGGATAAGGAGGTTCTCCATTAGTTGCTTCTTTATCGAAGGTAGCAAAGTCATAAGTATCAGTGTTATCGGTCATGGTAGAGAATATTTCTATAAGCCAAGTAAAGTCCTCTAGAGGTACTTTGTCTAGCCATTCCCATCCGATTGGATATTGGTTTACTGTTATTGTTGGTTTCATGATGTTAATTGAGTTGAGGGTTAAACATTTGTTTTGGTTGGCATAATAGGCAGCAATGAGGATAACCTGCTTCATCGAGGATTCCCAGTATAAGATATCGATTGGTATCTCTGGGAATTTCGAAATAGAAAGCTGGTTTCATGTCGCCCTCTATGAATGTAAAAACTAGCTGAGTGTTTTCTAGTAACCCATTTAGTTGTACATGAGAAAGGTAGTTATAAATAGCTTCCCTTTGATTTCTTGGGTTTTTATCCCATGAGATGAGCATATCGTCATACCAATTTGGATTATCGCATAGCTTTTTAAGTTGTTGTTGAATATACGGTGTCATGATTTGAAGTAATAATATAAGTCCTCGATTAGTTTATCCTGTTCTTCCCATATAGTATCTGATACTACGTATTCTGATACGAAATAGTTATAGAAAGGCCCAAATAGTATTTTTAATACTATGTCCTTGAGTTCGATATTGAGTTGTTCCTCTTCTTCGGTAGAACTGGGTTTGATTGCCTGAAGTTCTGCCTTATAGGATGCCGTAACGGCATCCTTTAGGGTTTGAATATATTCTGGGTTAGTTTCCTTGAGAATACTTAATTGTGATTTGAGTTCTTTACTTATCATGGGGCTTAGCGATTATGGATATGAATCCCTGTGGATATTGAGTATAGAATATTTGATAGTTCCCTGTGGGCAAGAAGACCTGCATTATGTTTGCAAGTAATGGGTAGATTTTCCATTGGTTTTCCTCTAGAAAGTTATTCCAGTCATAGGATTCTTCTGGATAATTACCCGATAATTGAATATGGTACTGTTCCTGGTCAGCAATGAATAAATTAGTTACTACCTGTATTTCATCTGATTCCTTTTTATATTGGGTAATTGGGTACCAAAGTCCTTCGGTTTTCCATTTATTAAGTTGGAACAGAGACATGCCCTGTTCCAGTACGTTGAGTAATTTATATAAGTTTACCATAATGATTATTTATTTAGTTGGTTAAATAATTCTGATACTGCAAGTTGTTGGAAGATTTCTGTTTCCCTGTGGTCTGATTCCCATTTTTCGATATCATTGTAGATATTGGTATATTTGGATATCATGTCCTCATCTTGTTCATCCTCTAAGTCGATTGAGTAAACCTGGATATTGGTAGCTTCCTTGTTAATATAAAGACCATCGCTGTAATCATAAGTATAAATGGGATGAGAAGCAAGCAGTTCTCGGATGGCCTCTAAATTTTTTAATTCTTTCATAACGTGTCTATATTAAAATTATTTGAGAAATATTTCTCACTGCAAATATACAAAATTATTTCTAAACTTGTTTCTATAATTACTTTTATTTTTATAAATATAGAGGTTCTGGGAGGTGTTTTGAATGCCTCCCAGAAGATTTTGTTAATATAATTCATCGGCCAATAATGGTTCCTTGGGCTTATTTAGTTTCTCTTTAGAACGTCTTGTAGCCCAATTCTCGTAGGGTTTGTAACTGAAGGTACGTGTTGTTTCATCGTATGCAGCATATACCATTTGTTTACGGGATATTCTCCTTCCGTAAGTTTTCTTAAGATTAGCAAACCAATCTAGATACTCCTGTAAAGAGTTAAAGATTTCTTTGTTCCCGTCTAAATCATTTTTAGGACGGGTCTTCCATGTTGCTTCTATATAGCATTGATGTAGGGTGATTGAAATAAAGTATCGGCACCAACTACCACCAAAGATAGTGCCCGTGGAGAATTCTATCTTCCGAGCAACTAATGGACTAACGTTATACTTTGTCATGCGATTGAGAAATTAAGTTGGAAAATCCAGTTGTTTCTATCGAGTTGATTGAATGATATGAACCTCCCATCGTTATCGGTAAATTCATTCATGAATTGAACTGCAGCAGATGCTAATTGCCCCTTATAGGGATTAGTATCAGCAGTTATCACGGATTCGAAAATGAAAGAATAATAGGTGGTATCATAGATTTGTACCTGATTAATGTCCAAGCAATTGAGTTTGTAATCATCCTCTAGTTTGATTAAGAGTCCCATTAGGAAATTAAGAAGATTACCCTGTTCATCAGAGTCAAGTTCAAATGTAGATTTCTTTTCTAAGAAATTGCGAACTACCTTAGTTAGTTCGTCTGCTTGATTGTAAGTTACTGAGTTCGTTTTCATATTTTTGTCTATTTTAAAATGATATGCAAATATAAGCATTTTTATTTTTATAGAAAAATATATCTATTTTATTTTTAGGGAGGCTGAGGATGTGTATACGCTAAGAAAGGCAGTGGATTAGACTGCCTTTCAATTATTAAGGTAATTGGGGAGTTAGCAAATATAGAGCCTCTTTTATAATTGAACTCTCCATAGGTTCTAAAGATGGTTCCTTGTACATTAGTCCACCTTTCTTCTTTTCGTTTTCAAATATTTCATGTATGGCTTGCTTTAGTTTAGTAGCTAATATCTCTGATAACTCCTGAGATTTAAGAGAGGTAAGTAACCCATCCCGTATTTCCCTAATATCCTGGTTATTCTCAGTAATGGGTTTTGCTTCTACTAATTCTTGTATACCCGAGGAATATTCATCTAACCGTTCATATCCCAAATGTTGTAGGTCATTAATGAAGATACTGAATTCATCGTAAGTAAGTCTAGTATCAAAACCTACTCCATGATATAGTTGTACTAAAGGAGTAAGGATTCTTCTTAGTGTATTGAAATCTTTTAGATGGTCCAATTTTATTCCTGATTCGAGAGGTATTTTATATACCTTTTCACCCTTCAGTACTACTAACAGAACCATTAGTCTTGGTGGTAATCTTTTCTCGTTCATAAGCAAGTTTTTGTATTATGAGTTGTACATAGGTATTTCTCTCTTTATAGATAAACATTACCGAGAGAAGTATCTCATGTTTCGGTAATATCATCTGTATGAAATTGCCTGGGGCAATCACTGTAGCTACTACTGGAGAATCCTCCTGAGAGAAATTCTCTAATATCATTTCTGCCCTCTTAATGGGTTCTGGTTTTGTTGGGTCCAAAGTTAGGACTGGAGCAGTTATACATTCCTTGATGCCCTGTGTTAAGGCATTATATAACCATTCATCTTTTATATCCTCTACTTGGAGGTTTTTCATTGTAATCATATCCTAAACCTATTTAGAGTCCATACACCCAGGATATTAGAGAATACCCATAGTTCCCAGTTTTTGTAAAAGTTATAGGGTTTACTGAATTGAGATGTTTGAAATATTATCTGATTTGGTGTTCTAAATAACATTTCTGCATGACAAGTTAATACTCCAGAAGATAATTGAGCTTTAAAAGCTTTAATAATATCTTCATCACTTTTAGTCTCTAATGAGGTAAGCAATTTAATAAATTCTACCTCTACACCTTGAGACATGTTTACATTTCTGAAGGCAAACTTTTCTTTATTTTCCATATTCGTCATTTTTAGATAAGAACTCTTGAGCTAGTTCATCTTGAGTTCTTTCGATTATGTTCTTTACTATTGTTTTATTTTCTACTCTAGCCCACATATATAGCATGCCCAATTGAGCATCCATATAGCAATCTATAAGAGATGGGTCCTTTCTAAATACATCCCATTGTTTTACGAAATTTGTTCGAACCAAATCCCTATAACCCTGGTCTGATATATCTTCTTGGTCTATATAAGCAGATACCCTTTTCTTGACTTCTAAAAGGATTTTCTCTAAGCTTTCGGGTAATCTGAAATTTTCTGGTAAGTTATGATATACCAAAGCATTAGGTATCAATTCCTCAAAGGTAAACTGATTATCGAATAGTTTCTTTGGGTATCTACCTGAAAATATCAATGGTAGCTTATACCTTAGCAACGATGGTACTACGTCGTATATAGCATAATGTTTCCGATATTCCTGATAGACATCGAAATATAGATTCTCATCGAATATACCAGATTTCCTCATTATTGCCTGTAAAGTATTATAAGCAGCATTGATATGAGTATTACTCAATTTGAATACTAAGTTGCCATTTTTAATAGCAATGAGTTCACTACAGCATCTCTTTCGTCTAAATAAGTTCATGTGATTAAAATGTAAAGTCAATGTATATTTTCCTTTTTCCCTTGAGAAATTTTTCGTGATTTGAGTCATCATACTTATGGCAAGCATAAGTCTTAGATGATTTATCATAATGGTCTCTTACCCATACTGGAGCAGTATCAGTTGGTTTTAATTTAAAGTATGTACCTGATTAACCTTGTTAACCTGAGTCTCTTTGTAAGATGTCTTTGGTAGTTCCATATTTTTGTCTATTTTAAAATTGATATGCAAATATAATTCTTTCTTTTTAAATATGCAATATCCGGATATAACTATGGGAGCTTACTATTTCGGAGGAATTGAGATGCAAATGAGCCATCCTCTTTTTCTTCTTCCTCAAAGTCTTCATATTGGTATAACTCTGGGTCTTCTTCGTCTGGGTCTATACGCATTTCGATTTCTCTACGTAGTTCATGATGTTCTTTAGAGAATGAAGACATAGCTCCCTTATAATCATCAGTAATTTGCATTAACTCTGCTTTATTAAGGTTAAGACCCTCTTTACTTGTATCTACTCCTTCTTGTTTAGTAGCAACTACTTCGGGTAATGACTTAATGTCATACCTGTCTTCCAATAGTTTAGCCTCTTCTGGTTTATCCAATACCCTTTGTGATTCCAATACGATTTGACGTGCCTCTTCAACGGTAATTGCATTTTGCTGTGTTACGTTGTTCTGTTGATTAAATTGGGCAAAGATATTTGTAGTACTTCCTCCAGTAAGATTACGTACTATTGATTGCAGAGATGTAGAGGATTCAAGCTTTAATTTAAGGGCCTTTCCTAGCTCGGCAGATATAAACGGTACGTATTTCCCTCCCTGAGATTCTCTTAGGATATTAACCTGATGGGCTATTTCCATACGGTCTTCTAATGCCCATGCTAGTTGTTCTCCCATTAATGCTTGCAATAAATCTTCTGCTTTATCTTTATCCCATATTCTAGAGCTTAATAGCCTATCTCTCATAAATACCCGTATGTAATTGATATCTATACCCATACGGTATGAGAATGTATTGATATCATATGTGATACCACATAATACACCATTACCCATCAGCCATTGATTAATAATGTAGTTGTGTATCTTTATCAGAAGTTCATCATTTGGGTTCTTCTGATATTCTAATGCCATTGCAGTAGTCCCCATAGGTCTTGGGAATCTTACCATTTTATTTTCCTTTTCTGACATACAAATGAGATTTTCTGATATCGGAACTTTCATCATAACCCATATACTCTAAATCGAACCTTACATACAGATTCAAAGATAGGTTATAGAAATATCCCTTATATTTTTTCTTACTTACCGATAAATTAAAAGCTTCACCAGAGATTAGGTCCCTGGTGAATACTAAATTACCTTTCCCAGTGATGGGGATATTAAGGCAAAGTTTATAATCTCCTACCTTAAATTTATTCCCATGCAGGTCTGTGATTTCCCTTGCCATAGTTTGCCTTTTTATGGTTCGTAGGTTTTTTGTCTTGTTTACTACGGTTATGGGTTATCCCCTTTTGCTCTTCGATTAATTTCTGAACCTTTGGGAATAACCTTTGCCTTAAAGGAACTACCTGAGTAGCGAAAAAGGCATTCCATAATTTCTGAGTTAATGGTTCTCCTATTTTAAGTTCTGAGATTGCCCAGAATTTAGTTTCGAAATTCTTAACTATTTCCCTAAATCGGTAGTAGTATATATTGCCAGTCTTTTTATCTATCCCAATTGTAGTGGTTTGGCAATAATCTAGAAATTCTTTACCTAATTCGGATATAAACTCTTCCCTTTTAAAATCATAATTCTCTTGGTCGAGCTTAAATAATTTTACGTAATCGATTGCTTCCATATAGATTTAGTTTGTGATTATTAAACGAGGTATACTTTCATCTGTAATTTGAAATAAGTACCCTCTTACATCATCCTCATAATAAGAGGACCAATATGTTCTTCTAACTCTGAAATTATCAAGGATTGCCCCTTTGGGTACTCCAGTAATAAATAAGCAATGCTTAGGCATCATTGGAGTAATCTCAAATTTCCCATCCTTGAAATTACCATAGGTACCATAGTCGGGCATATTACCAGTAAACCCAGTATTCTGTAATACATCCTGAACCAGAGTAGTTTGGGGTATTTCCTTTTGGTTACATTCTATGGTTAACTTCGATTTGCCTATATATAGGTCTTTAACTATTTCTCTAAACATTTGTATACGATTATATGGGTAATACCATTTTTCTTGAAGTAAAGGTTATTCTGTGAACGTTCCTCTAACTTCTTTAATTCTCTTCGAGATTCAGTACAAATTCTATCAGATTTCCTTAATATATCTGATACATTATCCCAGATGGGTGCCATTGGTTCTACTGGCCCTGCATAGATAACCTTATGTTTAGTTTCTATTTGGGGATATTTAGATTTATACTGATATTTGCCTTTGCAGTAAAGTACGTTATACTTTTCTGGTTCGTTTCTTTTTTCGTTTTCCATTTTTGTTAGGCTTAATGTAATCGGATATTTCATCAAGTTGCCCTAAAAGCAATGCCTGAATGAAAAGGTTTATAGGCCTGAAAAAGAAATTCCTTACGTTATCAGTATTTATATACCAATCGTAAACGATAAAGAACTTCTTAATCTTGGAGTGCTTAAGTGAATGTTGGATTAGATAGGACTTACAACATCGTTTATGTAATTCTACCAATTCTTTGTCCTGCTTAAGCATCTCTTTATCAGAGAAGATAGTGTAATCCATTTTGTATGAATTGAGATGCCCAGGTAATTATCCCGGGCACCTGGTTAATAAAGGTTTATGCAACTTGTTCTGGTTTGAGGACCTTCTTTTTAAAGTCCTCATAGGATTTAGCCGCAGCCTTGAATTCCTTAGAGTTTGTATCTTTGATACGAGCCATTGCAAGTTCCAATCGATGGAGTTCGTTTCGAGTTTGTTGTCTCCATTTCTTCCGAGCAAGTGTATCAACTACATCGGCAGGGTATACGTATTTAACTTCCCGATTAGAAATTACCTGTTCGATGATGGAGGGTTTTTGTTGTTCCTTAACTTCCTTGACAACCTGTTCCTTTTTGGAAGTTTGGGTTTTGGGAGAGAGTTCTACCAATTTAGCATTGGCAAAATTAGTGGCAGCTTCTTGAGCATCTTGTACCAATTCCTTTTTAGTCTTTTTGGCCTTAGGAGCAGAAGCCTTAGCAGTCTTAGAATTTTTAATTCCTTCAAGTTGTTCGGCAACCTTAGTTGCAACCAGGTTAGTAACCTTTGTTTCATTCTTTTTCATAATGTCTATATTTAAAATGTTAGTAAAATGATTAATTTCTTTTTCTGATACAAATATAAGAACTTTATTTTAAATAGAAAAATTTTATTTGAATTATTTTCTATTTGCTCGGGTTAATCGGCTAAGAAGTCGAAGATTTCTGGAGGATAGTTAATTTCATCCTCTGGGTCATTTATGTAATCTTCATAATCCTCGTTATATTTATCGTAAATGTTATCTTGTGATGTATTTGGTACCCTTGTACATCTTTCAGGATATTTCTTTACGAAGTCATAGGCTTCTTGAGTAGTCATTACCTTGTCTGAGGTAAATTCGTAGGTTACATAGGAATAAGTTTCACCCAATCTAGAAACTTCATATTGCTGGTATCCAGATTTCTCAATCTTATAGATTTGATTTTCTGGAATAGTTTCTATTTGTATCCTATACTTATACCATTGTTTCTTTTGCTCCCTTTCTTTTGGTTTAATACCCATGCTATCTTGAAGAGAGATTAACTTGGTTATTGGACTTTCAAAACGAGAAGGAGCAGTGCTCACTTCTACTTGATGAGTTCTATTCTCACCAATAAAGTAAATCACTGCCCCCAGGGTTACCAGGCCCAATATGAATTTAGTTTCTGAGTTCATAACCTGTAGTTTCGAATTTATTTTTAATGTTCTTTGCAAGGTATTTACCTTTTGATTCTGCTTGATGTAAACCGTTGCAGATTTCATAAGGTACATCATCATAGCGATAAACTCGATTACCTTTAAAAGCAACCCAAAGTTGTTTTTTCTTTGAGTCATAACCAAAGCCCTCAATATTAGAGGATTCGCAAGGAATCATTTCGACTCCGGTGTTCATTTCTACTGATTCTAAGTATTCGTTCTTTTCCATGTCTATATTAAAATTTTAAAAGTGTTAGTTCTGGGTGGAATTTGAGATTTGCCCTCTGGAATATTGCCCAAGTACCAAGTACTCCCTGAGAATTAGTATGTACCCATTCATCTTCCATTCTGAATAATATGTGAGAGCATACCAGCATTTGGTATTCACTTAGCATATTTATCAGTTGAGGGGTATTCTCCATTTCTACGTATAATTCAATGTGCTCATCTAGTGCTCGAATTATTTCATCATCCTCAATCTGAAGGAGTTTTTTGATTAAGTCTTGGGCAATATCATTCCCATTTTTAACATCCTCTTTGATTGAGTTGAGTGATTCAATCTGAATACCAGCAATGAGCTTTACGATGTCTTTTGTTTCCTTGTCCATAATTAAATTTTCTTTATGCAAATATACTAAAATTATTTTATATAAAATACTCTTTTAATAAATACGGAGGTAAGTGTTAGCGGTTCTTGATTTCCTCTATCTTTTCCTTGATTGAGTCGGGGAAGATAGCATCATCTACCCATCGCATAAAGAATTTAGAAGGCTTCTTTTCTGGATTGAGAATTAATTGTCTTTGCTCTGTAGAGAACTTAATACGTTCATCTTCCCTCATATACTTGGGAAGTTTAGTGAATTCTGCCTGAGAGAAGGAGATTACGTTTTTACCAACTTGGGCCCTTAATGGTTTCTTCCTTTCCTTATAGAGATATGGGATAATCTTTTTCGAGGGTCCCCCAAGAATGCTAAAACCAAAGATTACCATTGGGTCAAATTTATCTGCTTTTGGGTCCTTAGCTCGTTTGATACATCTTGCCATCCAAGAGAATGAATTTGGATATTGCTTATTGTCGGTTGCTTCTCCCACATCCTTTTTATTGAACTCAAATCCAGGAAAGTGAAATAGAAAATCTTCAGTAAGGATAAATACAAATCCCAATCCCCTAAGATATTTAATAATATCTTGTTGGCTTTTACCCTCTTCAATCATTTTCTCTACATCTGCAAGAATGTCCTCCCTTGGTGATTCCAATTCCTTAGTTGTAGACCCTGCAGGTCTTCCTCTGCCAACATTAGGTGCCTTAGCAGGCAATGTACCAGATAACCTATCTAAGTATTCTTTGAAGTTATCAATATCTTGTTTATTAGTAAGAGTTACTTCTACTCTTATGGGACCGTTATGCTGTACCTTTGGACCTGAATTCATCTCGGTATAGGCATCTACCAACCTATCGGATAATGGGGTACCATTCTCTGATAGTGTAGTGATTCTAAGTTTTGGTTTATATACTTCTTGTTCCATTTTCGACTTAATTAGAAAATAAAAGGCCTGAACAATTTTTATATTGCCAGGCCTTCTACCCTTATTAACGAATACTCAAAAATATGATAAGTAAAAGTAAAAAGTGCTCTTATTAATCTTCTTCTTTAGCGGCCTTCTTTTTCTTCTTGTCTTTGGCCTTCTTATCTTTCTTATCGGAAGCCGGTTTCTCTTTTACCTTTTCTTCCTTCTTTTTCTTAGTTTCCTTTTCCTCCTTGGGAGCCTTACCTGAAGCAAGTTTTCTTTGCTCCATACGGTATTTTTTCTTCTCAGCCGAAGTCATTTCTCTGCCATCAATGAGAGGATAATCGTATTTGGTAGCTGTTCTACCGCCATTTCCTTTCTTTTCCTTTTTCTCTTTGGCAGCCTTCTTCTCAGCTTTTTCCTTCTTCTCTTTTTCCTGGAGTTTTACCAATTTCTTGTTGTTCTCTTGGTCAGCTTCAGGATAGGCAGCAGCAACTTTGTCTCTTTCCTTATTTAGCTTGTTTACAAGTTCGGTAACCTTTTTACCATGTTTCTTGTCTTTGGTCCAATCCTTAGTAGGGTCCAACTTGTTCTCTTTAAGGTAAGCATCCAAAGCTTTCTTAGCCTTTGTGAGTTCCGGAGTCTTGGATTCCGATTTACTCTTCTTTTCGTCTTTCTTAGCCATTTTCATTTATATTAGGTGAATAATTGAATTTCCTATTTACATAATACCATAGTTATACCTTCCTAATTTGGGTTGGGATTTCTTTAATTTCTAGGATTTCTAAACTGCATTGTTTTAAAACTGCCTCGAGTTGAAGTATATCTTCTACCTCTTTCTGAGATAAGTCCGTAAAAGTTTGTTCAAAAGTTTCTTTCTGTTCCCCCCTTATAAAATTAAATTGGGCAACGATATAAGTCCCATGAAGTTTTTTGTTCAGGGCTCCTTTAAGAGATATGAGTTTTCTTTTCAGATAATTACTCTTCAACCTATGGGATTGGTATTCGCCTTTCTTACCCTTACTAAGAGCTACCTTTTTAAGGTACGAAACATAATCTAATTCTCTGAGAGTTTGATTAATGTTTCCCACTAATAATCTTAAGTCTTTTTCCATTTGGGTCTTTGCATTACTTGGTTAGATACTTCCTGAGTTTCTTCTGATAGCATTTCTCTTGCCTCATTTATTATATTGATGGCAAGTTCCCTTTCATCTGGTCCCAGGTTTAATTCTTTATCTTCTAGTACATCAGTATAAGTATTTATTAGATTATCCAATGCAAGTATTCGAATATTCTTTCGAATTGCTAATTTCTCTTCTTCCATGGGTATAAAAAATTAAAGCCCACTACCTTCACAGGCAATGAGCTTTTGGCTGAACAACGTCCTAAGTGTAGATGTTATTCATATAAACTTAAACTCTAAATTTATATAGCAGACATATGGGATAGTAGTTAGTAAGTTAGAGTTTAATCTTCTGATTCTTCCTCTTCTTCTTCCTTAGCCTTTTTGTTTTTCGGAGAACAAATAACGCCATGTCCTTTCTTAGACTTAACTGTAAGAGTTCCCGGAACGAATGAAACTGAAGTTGATACCGGTTTGCCATCCGTAACCAATACAGAAGTAACCACTACACCCTGATAGCCTTCCTTGTTTTTAACGGCATAACCAAAGTTCATTACCTTGGATTTGTCGTTAATGGCAATAACGTCGATTTGCTTGCTGTTAGGGCGTTGTTCAGCCGGCCGATTCTTGAGTGCCTCTTGACGAGCTTTACGTTTAGCTTCTTTTTCGGGGTCTTTTTCCTTATCCCCTTTTTTCTTGGAGTCTGATTTCTTTGTTGCCATAATTTTTAATGTTTTATAAGTTAATGGTTATTATAAGTAAACTTCTACGTTTATTAATAGTTGATAGTAAAGGTAGGGGAATTTCCCTACCTTCTTTTAAATCTTGAATACAGTTACCAGATTACTTTTCCCCTTTCTTGCCTTTACCTTTGGTTTCTTTCTTTGCCGGCAATTTGAGACCGAGTTCTTTGGCAATTGCTTTACGGAGTTTTTCGACGTCGTCTTCATCATAATCGTCTGGGTCAGTTTCAAGGTCTTTGTCGTCGCAGACATCCTCAAGTTCTTCGAAGTCCATTTCGGCAAGTTCTTCACCGGTCAGTTCTTCCTCTTCTTCTTCCTCTTCGGAATCATCATCATCATCACCTTCCTCATCTTCCTCATCGTCATCATCCGATTCCTCTTCTTCTTCTTCCTCTTCGGAATCATCATCATCATCATCGTCTGATTCTTCCTCTTCTTCTTCTTCCTCGTCATCGGATTCAGAACCGAAAAGGTCTTCGGCTTCTTCGGCAGAAAGCATGATAGGAGCAGGGATAATCTTTACTGAGCCGTCTTCGTACTTAATGATGATTGCACCATTGATTTCTGTTCTGGAAACTTCTTTCAGTTCCACTTCTTTTTTCTTCTTAGCCATTTTCGTAATGTTTAAGTTGGTTAATAATTTATTTATATCACTCTGTTATAAGTTTCTTTACCAGTATGGATTTCTGAATATACCCAGATTTTACTAATTCCTCCTGAGCAATATTGAATTGTTTTATCTCATCTAGAGTTGTCTTTAATTCTAATTGAGATTCAATTGTTATTGCCTGAGAGGCAAGTTCCTTGTCACCTTGATAAGTGACTATCTTAAACTTCTTACCTGCAAATGGGTTTGCTGGTTGATGTGCTGTGATTTTAAAACCTTCGTTATTATTCATTGCTATATTTAATTTTAGTTATCCCAGGAATACCCACCTTCCCAAATACTTCGGTATAGGATTTGTATTTCCCTTTTATCATTGTTTTATAGTTATCGGATAATCGAATTGGGTAGACCCATATTTTATTTTCTATCATCCTATTTGTCATTATATAAGCATAAGACCTTCTAAGTTTAATACTCTCTAATGGAACAAACCCTTGAAATAATAGAGACTTCTTAATAAACCTTTCTTTAGGCAAATACCCTAAAAATTTAAGTGATGCCTCATCGAATATTTCAAGCATATCCCTTTGTGCTTTGATAAATAGTACCTTTTGTATTGGGATGTTCATCTTCTTTCTTAAATATAAAGCCAATGAACCTACCAATGGGGGATACTGCAGGAATAACAGATTGAATTTATTTTTCTCCTCTTGACTCAGCCTGTTGTAAATCCTGTAGGATAGCAAGATTGATTTGTAATCTCTTTTGCCTTGTATACTTGGGAGATATGCCTTGCCGTTGTCCATAGAGTTTGATTGAGTACCTTTCATTGAATTCCTTTTTTCCTTTAGACTTAAAGACTCGGTGCATTTGTACCATAAATCTTCTTCGTCGGTGTTTATCTATGTGATATTCATCGGGCATTATGAACTTCCTTGCTTTTACGAATTTACCCTTAAACCAGAATTTAGTACTACCCTTTTTAAGAAGTTTACCATTCATATCGGATAATTCTCTAATGCCTTGTTTTATAAGTTTCCTCCCAGATATTATATGGATATACTGAAGAACATCTACACCATAAAGATAAACTAAGGTAACCTTTACTTGGTGTCTAGTAAAGTATGGTATACCGGTTAGATGTTTCCTATATAATTTCTTTTCAGTAACAATCTTATTGGTGGTATCTGGTCTCCAAGTCCATATATAATATCTATCTGGTCGTATGGGTCCGTTGTTACTTTCCTTTAGTTTTACCATTTATATTCCTCTTTGCCATTCTATACCAAAGATTGATAGATTTCTCATTTGCTTCGGGGAATTTCTTTTTCATTCTCCGAATAACTCTATCAAGTTCAAAACCTTTTGCAGTTAATTCGAATACATAAGATTTCTTTGTACCCTTGATGAGATTAAATTCATCCCTTTCTCTTGGGGGTTTCTTTTCTCGAGGTTTCTTTATCCCAGGAACTCGTTTGGTTCTTCTTTGCCCATTTTCCCCTTCTTCTCCGAGAAACCCAAGCCTTAATCTGGAATTTCTTAATGGGTCATCTTTCGAATACCCAATATTTTCTAATTGCTTATCCATCCAATCGTCATATTTATCAATTAACGATTTATCGGGCTTTTCTTCTGATACATTGATATAATGTAATAAGTCAAATACCCCAGCAGAACAAGCATCAGGGAAAGGCATCCCTAATATGATAGCCTTTCTCTTTAAATCCTTATAAGTCATGTTTCTCCCAGAAGCACCAAGGAAATTTGATTTCTCCTTGGATGGGGCTTTCATGTCTTTTCTACTCTTTTTTGCCATATCCTTAATATTTTAAAGTATTCATTTATTTTCTTTGCAAATATAAGAATAAATAATTTAATCTTATCTTATTTCTCTATTTATTTTTATAAAAATCCGAGATTTTTGCTCGGTTCGCAGCAGTGGATTTAGGTTTTTTAGGCTTTCTCTTGATATGTGTGTTATAAGCCATATCCAATTTCTTAATATTGAATTCTATGTTGTTCACTTGATTATAGTTTACTGCTCTTTCCACACAGCAACGGTACTCTGGCCAGAATTTTTGTCCAAGCTTAACAGATTCGGTTTTAATCATAAACTTAGATACCATAAAACCAAAGGTATCAGCATCATCTTTAGTTTTGAATACATACATGTAAAATCTACTGAATTCATCTACTACTTCATCCAAAGGTCTTACTGGTAACAATAGATAACCATCGGTATATAGGTCCTCAGATATTAAAACTACCCAATACTTTTTCTTTCCTGGTTTTACTTTATACCTAAACCTTTCCTTGAGTTTAGTGTGCATCCAATCCGGTACCCTATTAAGTAGATATTTGATGTATATCTTATCTTTTTTATTCGACCGTCTTTTAAATGCAGAAGGCTGTTGTAGCATCCTTGGAAGTATTCTAAAGTTATTCCACCTATCAAATTCAAGAATTAATCTTAGAGTGTCCATATCCCATTCATCCTCAGACTCCTTTAACCTCTTCATGTTTCTCTCTATATTTTTAGAGTTTACCTTTGGGAGTAATTGAGCTGAGTCTCCTGTGAATAAGCTTGCTTCTTTTCTTTTTAATCGTTTCTCTAAACATCCCTCCATATAATCTTGGAAATTCCTCTCACAGGGGCAATCTGGTCGAAAAATAGAAGTGTGTTTCTCAAAAAAATCCGAGAATAGCCTAAAGAATTTCTCTGACCGTTCCCGGATTTCAAGATACTTGTAATGAGATAACTTTAAAATTTCACCAGCTTCCCATGAAGATTTACTTTCTGATAGTTGAAGGAATAATGATTGTTGTTCTTTATCAATTAAACAACTCCAGGCTTTTTGTTGAGCTTCGTTCATAACATTAAATTCTCCTATATCTCATTATACTATCAATTGCTTCATTGGTTATCTGATTAGGGTCATATTCCCCAGAATTAGCATAAAGCTTATCTGGATCATGATTTAAATATACACTATAGATAACGTTGTCAAAAGGTAACCATACTTCCATTCTTCCCATTTCAGGGTATATAAGAACTTTTACTCTTTTACAAAGATGGTCAACCTCTAATACTGTAGCATCTACTCCCTCATAAGGATAACCCCGTAATACTAAGTAATCTCCAGGCTTTACATTGACTAAATCATCCACTGAAAACTTCTTATTCTCTCTAGCAATACGTTTAAATCGCCTTACTTCTTTTCTACTACAAGTAGCCACTAAAGAAAAATCATCAAAGTCTTCGGCATTGTCAATCCTTACCTTTTTCTTTCTTGGGTGCATTGTCTCGGTATTACGTAACCAAGTTCTGATACCAGATATATTTCTACGTAACTTATTAAGAAATGGCCTTGAGAATGCTAATTTAGTAGGCATTCTCATAAAACCATAATTGAATAATACTGGTACTTCTTCGAATACCATCTTACCCTTTGTGGTTTTTCTTAATACGTTTACCATAGGAATAATTGCCTTGATTTGGTCATACCCCTTTTCTTTGAGTTCTTTATTGATTTTATCACAGTACTTCCTTTCAAGGTAAAATATACAATATGAGTATGGGGTATGCTTCTTCATGGGTTACTGGTTTTTAAGAATTAACTTAGCTTGCTTATGTACTAACTTATAGTTTACATTCTTCAGTATATCACTAGCCATGAATACATAAAGAATCTCACCTATCTTTGGTACATCGATTACCATAATATTGGCTTTATCGAATAGTGGTTTATAGAATACGGAAGATAAATCCTTTCCAACTACAAAGAAAAATTCTTCTGAGGGCATTGAATTATATCTCATACAGAGTATGGGAACTTTATTTGCTCTTTTTGCATCCTTAGAAGCTTGTTCCCAGAATTTCAGTATATCGCATCCCTTATTACCTAAGAGTAGATGTTCAAACTTAATCTCTTTATAATTCTTGCATTCGATGGATATCTTACATCTATGAGCATGCCTTTCATCAGTACAGGTTAAATCGGAAGTGGAGTCCTTGTTTGAATGCCAAGCTCCACTCCCCGCTCTATTCCTTTCAAATTTGTACCCGGTCCATTTTGTAAACCAAGCACCTATCTTTCTTTCGAATCTTGAACCCTTATTTTTGCTGTTTATTGACATAACAAAATTTATCTTTATACTTAATAAGACCCTTACCTTTCAAGATTCTACGAACTGAAGAGATATGAATCGGTAATATGTTAGCTATCTCCCTTACACTCAAACCTTGGTTATAAAGGTTATGTACATCGTTATAATAAATAATCTTATTTGGAGTTGGTAAACAACCATCAAACCAAGCCTGTAAGGTATTATCTAACTCGGTGCCCCATTTAAGATTTTTAACTCTGCAATCCCTTTTGTTATTATTGAGGTACATTACTACTGGTAGACCATCCGGGTTAGGAAGGTAAATAGTAGCTACTAAACGATGTAATAACCAAGATTTTAAATCTATCTTACACTTTAGATAACTATCGGGTTTACCATCCGAATATACGGAAATCCTTACCCATTTAAAATCCCCAAGATATCTGTAAACTCTACCATTTTTAGAAACATAATACTTATGACCTGGTACATTGGGTTTCCATTTAGGCCTAAGTATTATGTTTCTACCATGTTTTATAGCAGAGTATAAATTACTAAAAGTTTTCATCTTCCTGTCTTGTTAAAGTTATATATCCTTATAGTAAATTATAACTACTCAGGCCTTGAGTCTTTTCCACTTGCAGAATTTTGGTATTACCAAGAGGAAGTGAATCTAAGTGGGTTATCAAGAATAGAGTTTTCTCTTTGAATATGTGACGTATTAGTGAAGTAACTACTTCTACATTATCTGAACTTAAAGATTCGAATACCTCATCAAGAAATGCTAAATTAATCCCCTTAGAAGCAGTAAGAGCTTCATTCATTGCAAATGCCATTGCAACATTACATAATTGTTTTTCTCCACCGCTAAGTTCATCATAATCAATTATTTGCCCATCTCTTTCAATAAGAGTAACAAATTCTTTTCTAGCAGTACCCAAATCAATATTAAATTCGATCCTAAATCCCAATACCTCTGAATACTTATCGAGGCATTTATTTAAGAACTCAAGTGATGAATCAAATAGATAAGCCTTAATCCCATTATTACCCAATGGGTCATTAATTAACCAGTTATAATTCTCTAACTCTAACTCTTTATTGTGAAAGTCTTCATCAATCTTCCGTAAATTCTTCCTAATCTCCTTAAGTTTTTGTTTATACTTGGGAGACATGACCTTAAGCTTTTCTTGCTTGAGCTTAGCCAGGTCTTCGTCAATAGAAGCAATATCAGAAGCAATATCATCACAGTCTGATTTTAATTTCTTATACCTATCATTTACACTACTAAGTTCTTCCAACCTTTCTGATGCCTCATGATACTCCTTATCATATTTGTCAAGGTCAGAAAACGCTTTATATATTGATTTAGCATCACGTAACGCACGTTTGTAGTGACCTTCTTCTAACTGTATTACTAATTCTTTAATTACTTTCTTAAGAGGTACATTTGATAAATTCTTTGCATCTTTTATCTTACCCCTCAAATCAAGGATTAGTTCATTTTGTTTTTTAATCTTTATCTGAAGCGAAGCATCTACTTCATCCTTGATTTGTTTTTGTTTTTCAATTAGTAGCTTAGTTAGCTTTTCTCTATCTTGCTTTAACTCTCTTCTTTCTTCTTTGATTTTTTGCTTGAAGGATTTTTCTCTATCTCTCATATCGAAGTAAGCTTCCTTGTTAGCCTCTAATTCTTTCTTAAGCATTTGAGACTCATGCTCTACCTCATTTATTTGAGATATCAAGTTATTTTTATCTTGTAATGCAATGCCTTTAGCAAGGTTTAAGAACTCTAAATCAAATACTTCTTCGAATATCTTTTTCTTATCCGAATTAGATTCTTGTATAAGTCTCTTTATACCCTGACCAAACATGATTGAGTTCATAAACAGAGTATATGATAAACCTATCTCTCGGTTTATAAAATCTTGTATCTTCCCCTTCCCTTTGATATCAACTATATCCCCATCTTTCATGAAGATAAGTCTGTCTTTACCTTTAGCACCATCCTCAAGTACTTCATCATACTTTTGACATCTAACTATCTTATATGTATGAGAATCTTTCTGAAAATATACTTGTACCTTAGTACCCTTGTAATCTTTAGGCCTTACTTGCTTCCAAGTATTTACCTCAGAAACACCCTTTAGGTTTTTCCCATATATTGCCCATACCAAGGCAGAGAGAATAGTTGAATTATGGGTAACTATAAAATCTCTGGTAATATATAGGCCTTCTGAAGAATCTACTTTAATGCACCTACATACCTTTTTCCCTATATATTCAATATTTCTTATGGTATTTACCATTCTATTTCTCCTGGTAAACTCACCATCGGATTTAGTTTTATATTTCCTTAGAAAAGGGTTAAAGGTTAGTCGTATTGAACACACATATGAAGTAGTATACCTACCATACTTAAACCGGGTACTTTCATTTTTAGTAGATAGGCCTCCAAGGGATCTTACCAAATAGCTAATACCATCTCTTAAGTGCTCACTCTTAGATGAATACGTAGAAACCTTTGAGATTTTCTTTTTGGAACCAACACATCCATCAGTATCTAATAAACCAGATAATAATAATCTACGATTCTCGATTGATGATTTCAAATATAACTCTGGTATAAACTTATCTTTAGACTTACAACCAATTAATCCTAAATCCTTAAGTTCTTTACCTAAACCATGAATCCTAAAATGTTTAGCCCCTCTTACCTCTGTACCTTCATGAACCAGGTTTGGGTCTGGCAAATATGACCTTAATCTATCAACTATCTCTGGCCAATCCTCTCTATTGGTAGATACTCTAACTGTAGGCCTATTACCGGAAATACAACCATCGCCTAATATAAACCCTAATACGTAGGGGTGTATTGGTAATTTAGTATAATTACCCTCAATTGGTACGGTTAATGGGGTTGAGTACCTATACTTGAAAGTACCAGGAGCAGTTTTATTCTCAACCCTATAATCCTTTAGTAAAGTCTCGGTATCTAAGGTTCTTAGTCTGTCTTTAGCTTTACCCGATTTGAATACTGACCATAAATGGTCTCCAGCACATTCAGTACATGAGCCATCAGAAAAGGTTATTTTGTAAGTATCTAATAGACCTCTATCATAAATACCCAATAGCTTGATGGGTTTACCTGTAACTGGGTTAATTACTTTATCATTAAGAGTTAATTCCCCCATCTTTTTCCAACCATTAGCGGTTAAAACGGGTTCTTCTAAAGGTTGTGCTTTACCTTTCCCATTTGGGGCCTTGATAAGTATGGTACAAGTTGGGTTTAATTGTAGATGTAAGGATTCTATTGAACAAAATCCTTCTGCCTCTAAGTTTAAGAACGTTAACATGACTCAGCCTTTTTAAGTGTTTCAATTAATAGATTAGTTTTAACCTCATCTTTAATACCTTTCTCTCTTAGGTATCTCTTTGCTAGAGACTTCTTAGAAAGTTGCTTAGTAATCTTATGTTTGTTATTAACTGGAGTACTAGCTTTTTGAGGGATTACCGTATAATAATTGCCATCATCATTAATATCCTCTTCCCTTTCTACATCGATGAACTTTGGGAAATTTTTCAAAGGTACAAACTTCAGAGACAAATCTTCGTAGATTTTCCAATACCCCAATTCACAATCTCTATCGGTTCTCCTTTGATGGTTAGGTGCCCCAATCATATAAACCTTCTTTGATAGTCTTTGTGGTTTGTGTATATGCCCACATAATACTAAATCGAACTTATTGAGAACATTCACATTTAAGTTTTCTACGGAATCTATTTCCCTACCATCTGTATCTTTTGCACCAGGATAATCGGTGTGTAGTAAAAGAATATTCTTTTTACTTTTATCTAATTCTAACTTCTTTAAGTATTCACTTAGACCCACATTATTATCAATATAAGGAACCCCATATACCATAATATCTTTATGTGTAGAAGATAGTTGGGTTTTTTCATAATCTAATATCATGATACCATACTTCTCTACTTGATAAAGCCAGCTAAAGGGTTTAGTACCAACCTTACTTATTTTCTTAATATCATGATTTCCAGATATGGCATATATCCAAAATCCTTCGATTAGTTCATTATAACATATCTCTGCTAATTCTTGGTCCATTGTTTCGGCCTTATGAAATAAGTCTCCACAAAATAATGCAGGACAGTTAAACCTTCTACATAATTTCCGTATAATCGACAAAACCCTGAAACTATTCAGGGTCCTGTGATTGTTCTCATTAAACTTAGCCCATAGATTTATATGTAAATCTGAAAAGGCTATTGCTATTACTTCTTTCCCCATATCCTATCTAAATGGTAATTGATTTGTTCCGTTCTCATACCTAAATCGAGCTCAGATATACAAATAGTGGGTATTCCCCAATTTGCAAGCAATTCCCCCATAAGAGATGATATCTGAACTTGGAAGAATCTGTTAAGTATTCTCTTACCATTATCTTCCATTGACCAATGCTTATAAGTATCTAGATTTAATGGTAAGAAGATTGCTACATCACATTGATCTTCCATTAAAGTCTTACATTGACAGAAAAAATGTTCCATTTCACATTCTGGTAAAGTTCTTGATTGCTTATACCAAAAATAAGCAGCCAAATCTGCATAACTCCTATCAGTTACGAAGTATTCTCTATCCTTGAATAACCTATTCCTTTTGTTCAGAAGTTGAAAATCTGCTTTATACATTGCCTCCGAACCGAGGGATAATATTTCATTATGTGATACCCCTTCAGTAGCAGGTAATAAATCTGACATACTACCAGAAATAAAAGGTAGATCTTCTCTCTTAGCTACATACTTAGCTAAAGTAGTTTTCCCTATACCAGAGGGACCCACAAACATAATTCTCTTACTCATGATGTAATGCTTTAAATGGTTTTATAAATTCATTTGTCAAAAATGATGCTAAAGAGTATTCGATACAAAGCTCTTTGAATTTCTCATACTTAAACTTCTTCTTTGACTTAATTGGTAACTTATCCAATGGATTATGTCTTACAAACCAGAAAAGGTCGATTAACTGTTCATTCCTTTTCCATATTTGAAGATATTCTTTGTTCTTACTCTGGGCAATAAACTTCTCAATTCTACCCTCATCAAGGATTTTCCTTGCTTTTACTGGGCCTATACCCGGGAACCCTGGTATATCATCGGAAGTATCTCCAACCATTGCAAGGTACTCTACCGTTTCATGAGAATGATAACCGAATAATTCTTTGCAGTTATCCATTCTTATCATCTCATCTTTTCTGGGATTATATATCCTCAGGTTATTTGATAGCAACTGGTTAAAGTCTTTATCCGATGATATAAGTATCATTTTCTCGGATTGGAATTTTTTAATTGCAAGGTATGCTAAGAAGTCATCTCCTTCATATACTGTAGATTTCTTTTTATCGAAGATATAATTAATTCTTAGCATACCAAGCATTTTCATTATGATTGCCTTTTGCTTTTGCAATGATTCGTAATCTACAGATATATTTTTTCTATGTCCCTTGTAATTCGGTAATAACTCCATCCTTACTGGTGAATGACCATTATCAAATGAAACATAAACCTCATCCGGTTCGAACCTTGTAAGATACATATGTAGAGATTTGAAAAATCCGAATATTGCCCCACTCGGTTTGCCATTGGTAGATTTAAGTTTTTCAAATTTGTGAAAACTTTGGTGTAAAATATTCTCGCCGTCAACTAATAATATTAATTTTTTATTTTTCATATTTATTTTTATATTTAATATAATAATCTGATATTAGTTGATGTCCCAGCCCGGTTATCTCTGATACCTCTTTCTTATTCATCGTCTTCCTCCTCCTCTTCTGAATCTGAATAGTTTTCATATTCTACACCATCGACTGGGAATAGATTTGTTTCTATTTTCTCCAGTTGTTTTTTAGTAGTACCTATGGTATTTACTCCAGCTTTCCGTAAAAGTTTTCTACGAAGTTCATCGTCTTCTTCCAGAAGCTTTTGGAATTTCTCTTCTCCTCTTGCAAGAGTTTTCCCTTTCAATTTATACCCACCAGTAGTTTTTTCGATTACATCGGTATCTACCAATACATCTTCTAAAGCATAGCATCTGTCAAACCCGACTTCGTGGAATTTAGGATTGAAATATACAGGGCATTTGCTGATTGTAGGTCGAGGAGGAGCAACTTTATTTTTAATAAGTCTGATAGTGACAAGTTTCCCAGCTTTCCTTTCTTTCCCATTTTGTTTAATGGTAACAGACCTTCCTGAATAGAAAGCAGCTCTGATTGAAGCATAGAACTTAAGTGCTGCACCTCCTGTAGTTGTTGTGTTATCTTTTCCAAATCCGACATTCAAAGCAGTTCTTAATTGGTTAATATATATCTGAGATACTCCCAGTTTGTAGAATAATTCACTTCTGATACGGAAGTATTTATAAAGAGCCTTTGCTCTACCTCCCATTTCTGCTTTACCATCAACCATCTTAGCATCGATATTATCTGTACAGTCAGTAGCTGCAATGGAATCGATTACTAAGAGTATCGGTTCATTGTGAGTTAATTGAGAACGTAAATAAATTGCTAAGTCTGCTACTACGTCTGCAATATATTCAATACGGGTATCATTAACAATAGTTACTCTTGCAGGGTCTACTCCATTGATTTCAGCCCATGAATTCATCCAGGATTGTTCAGCATCTACCCATATCACATGACCTCCAAGTTGTTGAGTAGCATAAGCAAAGTTATAAGCCACCAAAGATTTACCAGAGGATTCTTCTCCAGCAATCTCTATGATTTTACCATAAGGAATACCCTTACCAAATAAGTAATTCAGAGCAAAGAAAGTAGATGGTATATATAAATCGGTATCAGTAACTTCTGAAGCTAATTTAATCATACTTCCATATTTCTTTGCCATCTCATTTGCTGTTGGTACTTTTAAACCAACCTTAGATTTCTTTGCCATAATGTAATGTCTTTAAACTAAAGAAGGTGATAACAGAACGAATCTAATTACCACCTTCGAATGAAACCATATTACTAACCCTTAAATATCCGATTTGTATTTTCTTTTCTTTTTCTTAGGTTCATCATCTTCCATGTAATGGTCTTTGTGAACTCCCTTTTTCTTTTTCTTCTTTGACTTATCGTCATCATCGTCATCCCCATGGTCTTCGTTTAGATACTGTGAAAGTAAATCTTCCAACTCATCATAGGATTTGATTTGAGAACGAACTATCCCCTCAAGGTCAATTGTACCTTGATATTTCTTGTCCAACTTAGTTGGTTTGCAAGCACGGGCAGAATAAGTGGTATCTAGTTTACCAGACCCGGAACGAATTACCTTGATATCGTATCCAGTTTTTGGGTCTGTCATATCACCTGCCTCATCTTCATCAAGGTAAAGGTCAATGATATCCTGGTATACTGAGCGAGGAACTAAAACTCCCTTATCTTTGCCTTCGTAATCTACCTTACTACCCTTTTCATCTGAGTAAATGATACCACCGATAACATATCTTCTTCTTGGTACCAGGTTCTTGGCAAGTTCCTTGTCATCTTCATCCTTGGAGTTTTTCAATTCTTGGTATTTCTCCATGAATGGGCAAGGTTCATCAAAAGTAGCCGGAGATATAACTCCTCCCAAATTGCCACCCAGGTAGAATTGAATAATTTCGATACCCAATTCTTGGTCATCACCCGGAGATTTAATTCTCATCCTCAGAGTTCCCTCTTTTGGATATACTAACCCACTACCATTTCCCTTGGATTCTAGCTGTTTCTTTCTAGCTAGCATCTTTTCTTTTGTAGAAAGTCCCTCTGATGAAACTTTCTTTTTCTTCTTGTCTTTTATCATAATGATTAGTTTTAATTATTCGGTTCTGAGTAAACTACTTCGTTCATACTCAATACGGTAAGAACGTTTTTCTCTAAAAGTTGTTTGAGAGCAGGAGATAGTTTGTCCGTTTCGAATTCAAGTTCTTTACCTGCATACAAACCATAGGTAACTATTCTACCTACAGCAACCAATTCTCGGTAGGTTTTGTATTCTTCGGTAATTTCCCCACTCTTTACTACAACCCCTTTACGAGGAACTCCCTCTTTTACTTGTTCAGGGATAATCAAACCGGATTTAGTTTGATTTACCTCCTTTGGAGATAAAATAAGTACCCGATTTTCTGTAGGGCATCCAGGTAATTCTTGATTAAATTTCTCAGCTACAAGAGGTGAGATAAATGTCATTGAATAATTCATATTCTAATACTGTTTTTAAAAGTTAGTAATTAATTATAGTTCAATGGGTTAACCCTTTCTTAGATTCGCATTAATAGTTCTTAGTATATTCTCCCGACTCTCATAGGCTTTACATATAGCTATGAACTTATTTGCTTTTTCCACAGCTTTTAAGTATCTCTCATAAATAGAAGAATACTTCTTGTTAAGATTTGCCTTATGAGAAACATATTCGTTATTCCACCTTTCATTAGCATCCTTATAATATACCCAAGCATTGGAATAGGCTTCATCCTTTTCCCTTGCTAGTAAATCTCTTTCCTTTATATACTTATCTCTAAGAGAACAAAGAATATAATAACTAGAAGGAGATTCTCGTAGCTGAGAATTAATGATATTCTCATTGATAGACAATTCTTTTTGAATATCTATTTCTAGGGACCTACCCTCAAATTTAACCTTTAGTTTCTTTAGCTCCGTCTTCATAAACTTCTAATAGGTTTTTAAAGTCTTCTTTACTAAATTCCCCTTTGCTTATTGCTTTAGTTACTTGAGCAAAAGCCATTTGATAAGAGAGTTTCATACCGGGCAAATTAAGAAGAGATTTATAGATGCTTACCTTATCTACCAAAGCCATTAATCTTAAGTCGCATAAGTTATCAGTACCACCTCTATCGAGTAAGGCTAAAAATGCAGCCCAATAAATATGGGTGGCATCTTCATAAGCAAGTTTACCATCCTCATCCGTAGCCATTACTTTAAAAGCCAATCCCTCTAAAGTAGTAAGATTAGTTTGTACTTGAGATAACTGAGTCTTTAATCGGTTAAGTAACATTTTTTCTTGTCCACTCAACCTTAGATTAACCCCATCTAAATACTTAAGTAAATTTTCGATAGAATAACCTAAGCAACCTGCAACCATATAAGTAAGGGCAGTTAATTTGCTTGCATTATCAATCTCTTTCTGTGTTGCCATAATTCCATAAATTTATATTATTTATGTAGACATAGTATCTTCTCTTTTCACTCCTGTAATGGTAGATACTGAATCTGAATGCTTTATATTAGTTTTACAATTAGGACATTGTACTATCCTAAAATAATCCCCAGATTTATTATAAACCCCAAAAGTTTCACTATTGTCATATTCAAATTCACAATCACATATTGGGCATTTAGCTCTCCATACCGTGGGTCCGTTCAAAATCTTTTTCATATTGCTTCATTTGTTTGTTAAAACGTTTCTTATACTCTGAAATAGGTATGTGTTTATATTTCTTATGTTCTTCCATATATTCTTCTACTGAGAAATCAGGTTCTAACATTTTCTTATAATCATAACCCGGAATAAAAGGTAACTCTTCTGCCATTGACCTACCAATAACAAACTCCATGTCCATTGTGACATCATCTATCTGAAAGCCGAAGTATGGCTTAGTTAATGGGTTCCTATAAATTTGCCACATCTCATATATACTCCAAATATTAATATTCTCTGGTTTAGTAATCTGATAATTAGCATCATGTACCAAACATACAGACTTAGTAGAGGGTAATTTACCTTGTCTCATTAAGTAGTATATGAGAATACTTCCAAATAAACACATATCAGATGCTGCTGATTGACATGGGAAATTCAAGGCTAATCGTAAAGCATAAGCTTCTTCTCCTCTATCTGAAGAATAAATTTGGGGTAATCTTCGTTTTCTACCAAATAAAGAAACTAAGTACCCATTCTTTCTAAGGAATTTCTCTTGTTTCTTCAAGAAGGTCTTCAACTTGGGGTGTTGACCAAAGAATATGTCCATTTCCTTTTGTGCTTCTTCTGGTGTAACTATGATACCAGATTTTGGGTCAGATAATTTTACTGCTAGTAATTTAGCACCAATTCCATAAATAAGTCCAAATGCAATCTGTTTAGCTTGCTTTCTTCTCACCTTCCATATCTTATGTTCTGGATGATTTTCATCCTCATATATCTTAAGAGCTTCTTCATAGGGTATATGATATTTAGTAGCAGCAATTGCTAAGTGAGGGTCCTGACCAGAGTTAAAAGCATTAAGATAAGTTTCATCTCCAGATAGATGAGCCATAATTCTTAATTCTGCCTGGCTAAAATCACTAGCAATATATAAGGTTCCTTTAGGAGCTTTTAATTGTAATTTAATATTGGGGTCTACGGATGTCTTGGGAATTTGTTGAGCATTGGGTTCTGCAGAGGATAATCTTCCACTTGTAGTCCCATGAATAAGAAATCTTCCATGTAATCTATCATCATCTTGAACTTTTTCATTCCAACCCTCTATATAGGTTTTATACATCTTCTCTAAACCTCGTAATTCAAGAAGCCTATCAAGGAAAATTGCCTTAGGTGAATCTGGTTTTTTAACGGTTAACCTTAGATTAGTAAGAGTCTCTTCATCTGTACTTGGTTTACCGGATTCATTCTTTTTGATTACCTCAAAATTAAATCCTTCCTCTGAATACATTAATTGAGGTAAATCTACTGAACTACCTAAACTTACA